TAACAATACTTTTTATAATCCTGTATTAGCAGATGGCGGCAAAAAAACAGAAGATAAGAAAACAGCCGGATCAACAGCAACAGATGCTCCTGCAAAACCAGAAGGCGACCCTGCACCGCCAAAAGGCGCCGCGCCTCCTTTGCCCGGCGAAGGATTGCCAGCAGCCATGCGAGCCGATAAAACAGGAACTGGTTCAGAAAACAAAGGCGGCACACAAGGCGAAACAGCCGCTAATCGAGTGGCTAGAATGTTTCATGATTCGTTGATAATGGGCAACGATATGCAAAATATTGATTTTGATATTGTAGGCGATCCTTATTATATTGCAAACAGTGGCCAAGGAAACTATGTTGATAACCAGACTAATTTAATTAATGTCACTAAAGACGGTTCAGTAAACTTTCAAAGCGGAGAAGTTGATATTGTTGTAAATTTTAGAACACCTATCGATATTAATCAATCGACAGGTTTATATGATTTGAACAACACTAAACTTGCTCAAAATTTTAGTGGTCTCTACAAACTAACAACTATTACTAGTACGTTTAGCAAAGGACAGTTTAAACAAAACTTAAAATGTTTTAGGAGACCCGGCCAGGATAGTAAAGCAGCACCTGATCCTAAATCTTTAATTACATCTCAATTAGTAGAAGACACTAACAAAGGATCAAGTTCTACTGAATTGCGTACTCCTGAAGAAGTGAAATATAGTAAAGATCTTGGAGACTTCCCGGGTTAAAGGAATATAATGTCAAACGAAGATAGCACCAGCGGCGAACAACCAGCAGTTCCTGAATTACCTTGTTTAGCAAGGGTAGTATCTCACGGTGATACTAACTACATGGGTAAGTTGCGAGTTGAGCTTTTAAGAAATGTTGGTAATAATAACGAAACACAACCGGGCCAAGTTATCGAAGTCAGTATGATGACTCCGTTTTATGGAATATCGGGCGCGATTGCTGATAAAGATAAATCCGGCGATCCAGATGATTATGAAAATACACAAAAAAGCTACGGCATGTGGATGATTCCTCCAGACCCAGGCAGCTATGTAATGGTAATTTTTCACAACGGAAGAATTGAAAGAGGCTACTGGATAGGATGTGTTCCTAACGACCGCGGCAGGAATTTTATGACGCCCGGTCTAGCTGCTACAACTTATAATAATGACGATGCTAGCAAAAGATTGCCAGTTGCTGAGTATAATGTAAATGCAGAAACCGCATCGGGTGAAGAAACTAAAGTCCCCAAACCACGCCATCCTCTAGCAGATGTATTAGAATCTCAAGGATTATTAGAAGACGACATCCGCGGTATAACAACAAGTAGTGCTAGACGAGAAGTTCCTAGTATGGTATTTGGAATCTCAACTCCAGGCCCTTTTGACAAGCAACCTGGATCAAAACGCGGTGAAGTAGGAGAAGCACCAAACAAACATACTAAGCCAATAAGCCATCTTGGCGGAACAACGTTTGTAATGGATGACGGAGATGACCGTTATATTCGAAAAACTAACGCTAGCGAAGGACCTCCCGAATATGCACATATAGGCGCTGGCGAAGAAGGCGGTGATGTTACACTTCCACATAACGAACTTTTTCGAATCAGGACTCGTACTGGACATCAGATCTTAATGCATAACAGCGAGGACTTAATTTATATTTCTAATGCTAGAGGAACAAGTTGGATTGAATTTTCTAGCGACGGAAAGATAGATATCTATGCACAAGACAGTATTAGCATTCATACAGATAACGATTTTAATTTTCATGCTGCTAGAGATATTAACATAGAAGCTGGCCGAAATATCAATATAAAAACTGCAACTAGACTACAAGTAGAGTCGGGTGAAAATACAAATATCATAGTTGGTGCAGACGGTAAAATTACAACAACTGGAAAATTTGATATCAATACCGGAGATACTAATAAATTTACTTCTGGCAGCGACACACATATTTTAGCGGCAAATACAGCTATTGACGGCGGCAACATCAATTTTAACTCGGGCATAGCAACAGAGGCAGGGTCTGCTGAAGTATTGAGCACATTTGAAAACCCAACAGAAACAGACGGTACTACTATTACTAGCATTATGCTACGAGTTCCTACTACGGAACCTTACCCACACCATGAAAATTTAAATCCAGTAGATTTTAAAACTGACAAGACTGATAGAGAAACGGGCTCTGCGATTGATGTTCCTACTGCTTGGAAAGAGTACTCAACTGTAACTGATACATTTGAAAAAATACAGCCCACCGAAGAAAATCCTGAGGAGGACCAATAATGAGTTCTAGCGCAAATTTATACGATAAAATTACCTTAAAAGGTAAACAATCACAGGATAATATATCTCCTAAAACTTACAAGGGATTCAGCACAATTAGCCCTGATGCAGAAAACTTTGCATTGTTTGATTTTGACTTAATCAAACAAGATTTGTTAAATCATTTTAACATACGTCAGGGAGAACGCCTTATGAATCCTAAGTTTGGCACTATAATATGGGACTTATTATTCGAGCCATTGACAGAGGATATTAAATTTTTAATCACAGAAAATGTGAATACTATTATCAACTATGATCCTCGCATCAGTGCAGACGAAGTTATAGTAACCGCATACGAAAGCGGAATTCAAATACAGTGTGTACTAAGATATCGCCCTTATAACATTCAGCAGGCCCTAGAGTTACGATTTGATAGTGCCAACGGCTTGATGCTTAGATAAACTACACACATAATTTTATTCAATAAATACACTTAATAGGATAGATTATGAGTGCAACTGATAGACAAAATAGATTACTAGTAGCTGAAGATTGGAAGAAAATATACCAATCTTTCCGTAATGCTGACTTCCAAAGTTACGACTTTGAGAATCTTCGTCGTACGATGATTAGTTATATTCGTCAGAATTATCCTGAAGATTTTAACGATTACATTGAGTCCAGCGAATACCTTGCCCTAATAGATTTGATAGCATTTTTGGGCCAAAGCATAGCTTTCCGCGTTGACTTAAATGCTCGTGAAAACTTTTTAGAGCTAGCAGAACGCCGCGAAAGTGTCCTACGCCTAGCACGTATGCTTTCTTACAATGCAAAGCGTAACATTGCCGGCAGCGGATTATTAAAATTTGCCACAGTTAGCACAACACAGGCCATTATAGATAGCAACGGACGAAACTTGGCAAATCAAACAATCACATGGAATGATCCTGCTAATGTCAACTGGTACGATCAGTTTATTAAAGTAATTAATGCGTCATTGCCGTCTACACAACAGTTTGGTAGTCCAGCTGACTCAGACACGATTTATGGAATTGCAACAGATCAGTATAGATTTCAAGCAGCTAATACAGATGTACCAGTTTATTCGTTTACTAAAACAGTAGACGGACGTTCTATGACTTTTGAGATTACTAGCACTACTTTCTCAGGTAAGACTTTTATCTACGAAGAAGCTCCTAAAGTAGGAAACCATTTGGCATTTGTATACCGTGACGATGGCCGAGGATCTAGCTCTGCTAATTCTGGATTCTTTTTGAATTTTACCCAAGGCACTTTAAACCAGGGAACATTTACAATTAGCCAGCCCAGTAGCAACGATTCCATAGATATCGATTCTGCAAACATAAACAATACTGATGTATGGTTATACAAGTTGGATCAAAATGGCCTTGAAGCAAATGCATGGACTCCGGTTTCTGGCCTTGAAGGTAACAATATCATTTACAATAGTCTTAGTAAGAACATTAGAGACATTTATACTGTAACTACCAAAGCAGGCGACAGAATTAGCCTTGGCTTTGGAGATGGCACATTTGGTAATTTACCATTAGGTACATTCAGGACATATTATAGAATCAGCAATGGACTAACATATACAATTAATCCTAAAGATGTTCGTAATATTTCAATAACTATTCCGTATTATTCTAATACTAATCAGTTAGATACCTTAACTTTGACATTGTCGTTGCCATCATCGGTGTCTAATGCATTGGCAACAGAATCTAACGATACAATTAAAACAAACGCACCACAAACATTTTATACTCAAAATAGAATGGTTACTGCCGAAGATTATAATATCAGTCCCTTGTCTGTTAGCACAGAAATTGCAAAGATTAAAGCAGTCAACAGAACAAGTAGCGGCATTAGCAGATACTTTGATTTAGTAGATCCTACTGGAAAGTACAGCTCTACTAATTTGTTTGCAACTGACGGCGCAATATATACTGAAGAATATACAAATCAAATTAGATTTTCCTACGCAAGTAAAACAGACATCGAGGGTATTGTTTATAATCAAATTTTTGATATTTTAAAATCTGCAACCTTGCGTAATTTTTATTATGCAAACTATACAGTGCAACTAGCTTCGAGTTTAAACATATATTGGAATCAAGCAACAGAAGATAGTAATTATTCTACAGGTGCAATCAAAGACAATTTACAGTATTATAAAGTTGGATCGTACACTGCTACAGATTTAAAATATTTAACAACTGGATCATTGGTAAAATTTTTAGCACCGTCTATTAACAATATTCAATACTACTTCGATACTAATAACAGTAACAAACTTGTTACTATTAATGGCTTTGGCACAAGTTCGTATCTGTGGGCTGAAGTTGTTTCAGTAGCAGATGACGGAACTGCAACGGGCCTTGGTATATTAGCATCGGGATTTGGTCCAATTGCTTTAAATAGAATTATTCCCGATAATGCAGTAATTTCTAACATTATTCCCAAGTGGCGCACAGTCATTGATAGTAATGTTATTACTTCGATGATAGATCTAGTATTTGCTAATAAGCCATTTGGTTTACGATACAGTGTAGTCAATCAGTCGTGGCAAATTGTTTTTGAATCTAATTTAAACGTAGCATCAAACTTTAGTCTTGGCAACCAAGGCAATATCTCTAACCAACAGTTAGATGCAAGTTGGTTATTGTTGTTCACCACTGACAACGAGTTTTATACTGTGACTAGTCGAGAAAAACAGTATGTATTTGAAAGTAATAATCAAGTGCGATTTTATTACGACAGCACTAATAAAATTTAC